CGCGACTGAGTTATACGAAAAGCTCCGAGACGCTATGTGCGAAAATAATGGGATAGGGTTATCGGCGATACAGCTCGGGATACCCAAAAGAGTGTTTGTGATAGGTAATCCGGATCAGCCCGATGAGGTAATGCCGTTCTTCAATCCGATTATAGTTGACACATATGGTGAAAAGATACAGTATGAGGAGGGTTGTTTATCGTTTCCTGGTCTTTTTCTGAGAGTGAATAGGTTGGATAAATGTCGGGTTCGATATGCTAATATTAACGGTGAGGTCGCCACTAATCAGTTTAGAGGGATCACATCGAGGGTAATACAGCATGAATATGACCATTTAGATGGTATTTTATACACCTCGAGGACTAATAGGGTCTATTTAGATCAGGCACGCCGAAAACAGAAAAAAATGAACAGAATTAGGAAAAAAGAGAAAAAAGTCGCATAATTCCCTTTTCAACACCTTTAATATATGATAGAATGCTTATATTGAATGAGAGGACTGAGATATGACCACCTACACCTTCGACGACCAAACTATTTCCGATCTCCATAAGGACGCTCGTGGTTTTCGTCCCTTTGGAGCCTTCGTTGAGGACTGGACACAGTCTGACAAAGATACCAAGCAATCTATCTGGGATGGTCTCATTCAGGAACTTTGCCTGAGGGAACAGGAAGAGGCTCACATCGAGGATGAATGCCTCGCCGATTTCAAATCACAGATCACGAAGGTGATCGAGGCTGGTGCCGGCAACCGCATCAATGCTCTGCGTTGGATGACGTCTACTGAGACGTTTTATCATGTGCAGGACGTTGAGGGGTGGGTCTATAGACAGGGTATCCTGTTCACCGATTATGGTCGGGAGCTCGTCGAGGAACTGATGGAAATCGTCGAGTTCGAAAATTAATATTTTTCCCTTTTCAATACGCATATTCTGTGATACAATAAGAACATGATTGGAGAGAGAGCTATGAAAGACACCGTTTCTTCGTACGACCCAGCAAATCTTGAAAAACTAGCTAGTTTGCTTGCCACCGAAGATCTTATCGTTGAGCATGCTGCAGTTCCTACTGCGTCATTTGATCTAAAAAATCGTAAGGTCGTTTTGCCTACATGGAAAGAGATGAGCAAGTCTCTGTACCATATGTTAGTTTTGCATGAAATAGGTCATGCTCTCTATACACCCTTTGAAGAGTTCAAGGGTCACGTCGATGATAACGATAAAAATCTCAAGGATTATATCAATGTTATCGAGGATGCTCGTATCGAGCGTAAAATCAAGATCATGTATCCTGGTTCACGGAAAGATTTTAATGAGGGTTACAATACCCTCAATGAGCGTGACTTCTTTGGTTGCTTAGAGCGTGACCCAAGTTCTCTCAACCTGATTGATCGTATCAACTTACATTTCAAACTCGGCTCTCGTGTGCATATAGAGTTTGCCCCAGAAGAGCAGATCTTTGTAGATGAGGCTGAAAGAACTGTAACATTTCAGGATGTAGTTGCCCTCGCCAAAAAAATATATGAATATGCCCAAGAACAGGCTGAAACTGCTCAGGAACATCAAAACAACCCAGATGACCCCGATGAATGGGATGATTGGGATATAACTAATCCTGATCCTCAAGAAGGCGAAGAAGAAGAAGATAGTGAGGAGGGCAACGACGGAGAGGGTGACCAAGTAGAAACACCCGAAGATTCAGAAGGTTCTGAGGGTTCTCAGGCGATGACCGAAGAGCATGAGGGTGGCCACGGTATCTCTGCTCAAACCGTTTCTGAGTTCGAGCGCAACATGACAGAGCGAATGGTTATGGATAATGCTCGCGCTCCTGAATATTATGATATCGACCTCAGAAATTTAGATTACAAAAAAATTGTAATCGATTTCAAATCTGTTATCAAGGAGTTCCAATATGCAACGGAAAGCAGACTTCCTGAGGATGATAACGATGCTATATGGAAATGGTTTTTGCAAAAAAATAAAAACAGCGTCAACTATCTCGTAAAAGAGTTTGAGATGAAGAAAGCTGCCGAGCAGTATTCACGAGCAAAAACCGATAAGACTGGTAAAGTGGATCCAAATAAGCTGTTCAACTATAAGTTCAGTGATGATATCTTCTTGCGCAATACAGTTATGCCAGGAGCCAAAAGTCATGGACTTGTGCTGTTCTTAGATTTATCTGGATCAATGACTGAAAATATGTTGGGAACGGTATCTCAGCTCTTGTGTCTAACTATGTTTTGTCGCAAAGCTGGTATCCCCCACCGAGTTTATGGTTTTACAGATTGCTGGTTCAATAGAGAACGCATTATTCCTGCGGCTGGGGATACTCTACTCAGTTTAGAAACTCACGGTTTCAAGGGAGCTAGAGGGGATAAAGCCAGATTGCTTGAGTTCTTTACTGAAAAAATGAAAAATCAAGATTTTATGTTTATGGCTAAAAATCTTCTCGAGATCGGTTTCGCTCACAATTATCGATATAGTTGGTCCCGTAAAAGCTATCCTGAAGGTCTTGATGATGCTGTAGTTCCTACCAACTATTCGCTGCCTCTTGGAGGCACACCCTTAAATGAATGTCTAGCCTATGCGAGAAACCTGATAGAGGACTTCCGCAAAGAAACCAATTCTGAGATAGCTAATTTTGTATGCCTGACAGATGGCGGCTCTAATAGTTTAGATGCTAGATGGGGGATTGCTCGTGATAAAGAAACTCGTATGCAGTCCGATTTTAACAGACATCATAATCAAACTGAGTTTTTGCTGAAAATTTTGAAAAAAACTTGTGGTGTCCATGCCATAAACTTTTACATCAGTCCTGATCGCAGACCATGGTCTATTTCTTATGAGAATCTTAATGTACAAGAAAGGTTCCGTAAAGAAAAAATGGTCACTACTCATAACTGGTTAGGATTTGATGATGTTCACACTATCATGGGCGGGAAAGCTCTGAACCATAAAGAGGTATCTATCGACGACGCCAAAAAGATACAAAAAGGTGCATTGGCTCGTACTATGATAAAAATGGGTGGTAACAGGCGTGGTTCCCGTGTTATCTTGAGTAAGTTTATTGACCGTATCGCTGCATAAAAATATAAAAAGTCCATTGCGATATTCGGTTTTATGTGATACAATGTATATATGATGAGTTCAGTGAGAGGAGAATATATTATGGAACTCGACGAAAAACAACAGTTTTTAGTGAAGGCTCTTAAAGATTGCCACGGCACCGAAAATATCAAAAACAAACAGGTCATTGACCTTGCTGCCGAACTTGGTATGGAGCGTCCTAACTGGTTCTTTGATAACTATGGAGTCAAAACTGCCAGAGGTGTTTGGAGTTTACCCGACACTGGTGATTCTGTAGATATGGCAGCTCAAATTATTCCCATCCGTGAGGAGAAAACGGTGCAGTCAAGGTTCGACCCAAACACCGTCTCTGAGTTCGAGTATGCTCAGGTTCCTGATAAAGATTCATCGTATGTACCATTCGGTGAGTTCAAGGACATCGAAAGTATCATTCGCTCTCAGCAGTTCTTTCCGATATTCATTTCAGGTTTATCGGGGAACGGTAAGACGTTCATGGTCGAACAGGCTTGCTCTCGAGCGAAGCGTCCGATGGTTCGCGTTCAAATGTCTCGTGAAACTGACGAGGATGATTTGATCGGCGGCTTCCGTCTGGTCAACGGTGAGACCAAGTTCATGAAGGGTCCAGTCCTTCGTGCGATGGAACTTGGTGCTGTGCTTCTGATCGATGAGGCAGATCGTGCTGACCCTGGAAAAGTCATGTGCTTGCAGGGTGTGCTCGAGGGCAAGCCATATTATGCTAAGAAAACAGGCGAGGTGGTCAAACCTGCTCCTGGTTTCAATGTGATCGTAACTGCTAACACCAAGGGCAAAGGCTCCGATGATGGTCGCTATATTTCAGCAACCATTCTCGACGAAGCATGGCTCGAGCGGTTCCCGATTACTGTCGAGCAAAACTTTCCTTCGGAAGCTATCGAAAAACGTATCCTCAGGAAGCATGATATTGATGAGGAGTTCATCAATCATCTCGTAATGTGGGCTGCTGTTATTCGCAAAACTTTCTTCGAAGGTGCTATTGACGAGATCATCTCGACTCGTCGTTTGGTTCACATCGCTAAAACATTCAAGATCTTTAATGATCGTGAGCGTGCTATCACTTTATGTGTCAACCGCTATGATGAGGAAACTAAGACTGCTTTCCTCGACTTATATGCCAAAGTTGATCCTTCCTTATCTCCGGAAGAAACTTTGGATCCCGAGACTCTCCCGAACCCTCTTCGTGAAGGTTTAGAGAGTAAGACCCAGAGCGGTGATGAAATACCGTTCTGATTTCGTTAACTTTAAAAGGTGACTAATATGTCAAAGACCGATCGTATCCTTGAAGCCCTGATGGGTGGGGAAGAACTTACTGCTAAACAGATGAAGGCTCGCTTCTCTGTAGGCAATCCCGCTGAAGTTGTTCGGCAGCTTCGGTTCAAGGGTTTCGCTGTTTATACGAATGCTCGTACGAACAGCAAGGGTAAGACGAAGAACTTCTATCGTCTTGGCACACCCAGCCGCGCAGTTGTAGCTGCTGGCTATCGTGCACTTGCTCAGGCTGCTTAATCTGAGCATTCTATCTCTCCTCTCTACTCGGTCGGGGAATTTATTTCCCCGACCACTCTTTCCCTTTACAAAAGTGGAACTATATAGTAGAGTGAGTGAGTTGTTTAATATGGAGGGAATATGGCAATCCAAGTTGATGTAAGTATCGAAGATCTAAGAAGAAGGAAGATCTTTGTAGCCACACCGATGTATGGTGGTGTGTGCGGTGGGCAGTTTTGTAAGTCTATCGCTGACCTAATGTCTCTCGCGAGTCAATATGGTGTCCATGTAAATCTTTTCTTTTTATACAACGAGAGTTTAATCACACGAGCAAGGAACTATCTTGTCGATGAGTTTTTGCGTAGTGATTGCACCCATTTAATGTTTATTGATTCAGATATCGGGTTTGATCCTAATGATGTAATTGCCCTAACTGTTATGTCTGGTTTTGAGGGTGAAGAAAACGATCGTGAGATAGTTTGTGGTCCATATCCTAAGAAGTGTATCTCTTGGGAAAAAATTAAACGTGCTGTTGATAAAGGGTTCGCGGATGAAAATCCTAACAAGCTAGAAAAATATGTGGGTGATTATGTTTTTAATCCAGTCGGTGGCACTACTGAGATTCGCCTCGATGAACCTGTTGAAGTGTTAGAGGGTGGCACTGGTTTTATGTGTGTTCGGCGTAGTGCCTTTGAAAAATTTGAAGAAGCATATCCTGAGTATCACTATCTCCCAGATCACGCTCGCACTAAAAACTTCGATGGATCTCGTGAGATCATGATGTACTTTCAGGCTCTGATTGATCCAGATTCTAAAAGGTATCTTTCAGAGGATTATATGTTTTGTCAGTGGGCACGTAAAATAGGTATCAAAGTATGGATGTGCCCATGGATGAAACTTGAACACACTGGCACTTATGTGTTCGGTGGCTCACTAGTCGATCTTGCTCAAATCGGTGCAACTGCTACGGTTGATCAGAGCATGGTTGGTAAAGAACTTGGATAAGGAGAAATATATTATGAAACTTTCTAGTGAAACGAGTGAGGTTCTTAAAAACTTCGCTTCTATCAATATGTCCTTGATGTTCAAGGAGGGTAAAACTTTGCGAACCGTTTCACCGCAAAAGAGTGTTCTCGCTCAGGTGAATGTTGCTGAAGAGTTTCCTCAGCAGTTTGCTATCTTTGATATGAATCAGTTCCTCGCAACATTCTCAGCATTTGAGGATCCTGATATCAACTTCAATGAAAAGAGTTTATCTATCAGCAATGGCTCGGGTGGCACTGCACATCTGACATATGCTGCTCCGGAAAACATTATCGCCCCACCCGATAAGGATATCACTCTTCCTTCGGTTGAGGTTTCTATGAAGATTGAAGAGAAGGCTATGTCTAGCGCATTGAAGATGGCTGGTATCCTAGATCTTCCTGAAGTTGCTTTGGTTGGTCGCGACGGTGTTGCGTATCTAACTGCTGTCGACTCTCGCAACCAAGGCTCTAATAGGTTTGAGATGCCTGTCGGCGATACCTCTAACAAGTTTATGATGATTTTCAAAGTTGAAAATTTAAAGATTCTTCCTCGGGACTACAATGTAGATATCTCAGCTAAAGGTATCTCACACTGGAAAACTGAGGATGGTGATATTCAGTACTGGATTGCGACGGAGACTTCCTCTAAATTTGAATCCTAATCTGAAACTTTATATTATGGTGATTTGTGATGCGTGAAGATTTTCTCTGGGTTGAGAAATATCGTCCGAGTAAAATTTCTGATTGTGTTCTCCCTAAAAGTTTGAAAGATACATTTCAGAAGTTCGTTGATGATAAAGAGGTGCCCAACCTTCTCCTCTCTGGTGGGGCTGGTATCGGTAAAACAACTGTGGCTCGCGCTATGCTTGATGAGCTTGATGCCGACTCTATAATTATCAACGGTTCGATGAATGGTAATATTGATACACTGAGACACGATATTCGTAACTTCGCTGGTACAGTATCGTTCACACAGGGTAGAAAATATGTGATTCTCGACGAGGCTGATTATCTCAATCCTAACTCGACCCAGCCAGCTCTCCGAAATTTTATGGAGGAGTTTTCTAATAACTGTGGCTTCGTTCTGACCTGCAACTTTAAAAATCGCATTATCTCTCCTCTACATTCGCGATGTTCGGTTGTTGATTTTAAAATCACAGGGAAAGAAAAAGCCAAGCTGGCTGGGACTTTTTTAGAGCGTGCTTGTTGGATCTTAGATCAAGAGGGTGTAGCATACGATAAGAAAGTGGTTGCTGAAGTTCTGATGAAGTATTTTCCAGACTGGCGTCGTGTGCTGAACGAACTTCAGCGATATGGTGCTACAGGCAACATCGATTCTGGTATCCTCGCTCATGTCAGTGATTTAGATATCACAGGTTTGGTCGATGCCCTGCGTAATAAAGATTTCAAAACTATGCGCAAGTGGGTCGGTACAAACAGTGAGCAGGATGTCAATGTTCTTTTCCGGAAGCTATATGATACCGCTCATGACTTCCTAGAAAAAGGTAGTATTCCTCAACTCGTTCTTATCCTCGCCGACTATCAATACAAGTCTGCGTTTGTTGTGGATCAAGAGATAAATCTGGCAGCGTGCTTCACGCAAATTATGGTAGATTGTGAGTTTAGTAAATGATAAACATTGATGATATTGGTGGCGAGATCGTAAAGTGTGATGAACGATATGTTGTTAAGGATAACAGTGAACTCAGCAACCTCGTTCTCAGTAGCACAGATTTGAAACCTAACAAAAGTACAACTGGTCACAAGCATCCTGGTCAAGAGGAAATATATCAGTTCGTTAGAGGCGATGGTGTCATAGAGTTAGATGATAAGAATCTTGTAGTGAAAGCAGGTGATATTGTTCTAATACATGACGGTGTCTTTCATCGCGTTCATGCTGGTGAAAATGGTTGTTATTTCGTATGCGTGTTTGATGGGAGTAGGAGTCACAAATGAAGGTAGGATTTACAGCGAGTTCTTTTGATCTGCTACATGCTGGGCATATTCTTATGCTCAAAGAGGCGAAACATGTTTGTGACCATTTGATCTGTGGTCTACAAACAGATCCGACCATTGATCGCCCTGAAAAAAATAAACCAGTTCAGGGTTACATGGAAAGATATATACAGTTGTCAGCAGTAAAGTATGTCGATGAAATTATACCATATGCAACTGAGGCTGAGTTACTTTCTCTCATGCAGCATTTACCGATAGATGTCAGAATCATCGGTGAGGATTACATGGGAAAAAACTTTACTGGTAAAGATTTAGATATCCCATTGTATTTCAATAAGCGTCGTCACGATTGGAGTACTTCAGGATTGAGGCAAAGAGTGTGTGATGAAACCATTTGATTATGTGAGTGCTGTTACATATTCTAAGAAGGATATGATGCGTGACACAGACAACGATGAGTTGGCTGAAAAGTCATACGAGCCATTCCTGACTAACCGTGCTCTTTCGTATCACATTGATTGTGTGCCATATGCGAATGAGATGAACCGCTATCCCGATCTCGATAAACTATTACAATTCGACTTTTTTATAAATACCCTCAGACCAATGAAGCGTTTTGCTAAATGGGTAAAGCCTGTACAAAATGAAGACTTGGAAGCTGTGATGGAATATTATAGTTACAGTCGAGTGAAAGCCGAAACTGCCCTCTCAGTTCTCACTCAGGATCAAATTGAACTGATAAAAGAGAAATTGATAAAGGGTGGACGAGATGGTAAATTTAGATGAAATGGTTGAGGTGGCTTTAAAACAGGATGAAGACTTTCTCAAAGTCAGAGAAACTCTCACTCGTATAGGTATTGCTTCCCGAAGAGATAGGAAGCTATATCAGTCTTGTCACATCTTACACAAACAAAAAAGATATTTCATAGTGCACTTCAAAGAGCTGTTCGCACTTGATGGGAAACCATCAAACTTTTCTGAGGAGGATGAAGCTCGAAGAAACACTATAGCAAACTTGCTAGATCAGTGGGGATTGGTAACTCTATTGAATCGTGATTTGGTTGAGAGTAATTTAGCACCCATATCACACGTGAAGATTCTTTCTCACAAAGAGAAAGATGAGTGGATTTTAGAATCCAAATATAACATTGGCAAAAAGAGAGAGTAGCATGGGATATTTTCGTGATAGGACTAACTTCGATAAAGTTCGCATCTTTATGGAAGCATTCGGACAAGAGGTAAAATTAAAACCAGAGTTCCCTGACCCAGAAACTAGAAAAATGCGCATTGATCTGATTGAGGAAGAACTCGAAGAACTAAAAGATGCGTGCTTCAATAAAGATATGGTTGAAGTTGCCGACGCTCTCACAGACTTGCTTTATGTTGTGTATGGGGCTGGTCATGCTTTCGGAATAGACTTAGACGATTCATTCCGCGAAGTTCATGTTAGCAACATGAGTAAACTCGGCGAAGATGGTAAACCTATCTATCGCGAAGATGGTAAGGTCATGAAAGGTCCAAAATTTAAACCACCTGCGTTGCAAGAAGTTTTGGATAAATATCAGTGATAATCCCTTTTATTGAGCATAAGAATACTATATAATGTATGTGTGATGCCTAATGGATCACACGTAACATTCTTGCTTAAATAGGAGGATAACATGGTTATCAATACAAATGCACTTTCACCCTTTGACATTAATCGTCTCACTCCATATGCGGTCGGCTTTGATCGAGTGTTCGATCGACTCTGCGATTATGCCCAACACCAAACTCAATCGACAGGGTTCCCACCTTACAACATTCGAAAAGTTGATGAGTATAATTTCTCAATAGACCTCGCTGTAGCTGGACTTTCCGAAAAAGATTTGGAAGTTGAGGTTTCAGATGGAGTGATTACAGTTCGCTCTACTTATGAAGGTATCGACGTAGAGGGTGCAGGTTCATTCCTACATAAGGGAATGTCGTTCAAGAAGTTCACCCGCAAGTTTACTATTGCGGATGATATCGTAGTTAAGGGTGCCGAAATGAAAAACGGTATGCTGACTATCGATCTTGAGCGAGTCATACCAGAAGAAAAGAAGCCACGTATCGTTCCCATAAATGGTAAAGCCGATGTCGGCGAAAACAAAAGCGATGCAGAATTTCTAGCTGAAAAGAAAGAAGATGAGCTTAATTTCTAACTGAGTAACAAAGGTGGGGGGACATAAGGTCCCCCCATTTACTTCAATGGGAGCACATAAATGGACATACAAAAACTTAGAGAGCAGCTCGAAATTGATGAAGGAGTTGTGCACGAAATATACAACGACCATCTTGGTTATCCTACTTTTGGGATTGGCCATCTTATTACCGAAGACGATCCCGAGCACGGTTCCCCCATCGGGACAGAAGTGGAAAACGATCGAGTCATTGAAGCCTTCGACAAAGATGTCCAGAGCGTATTGTCAGACTGCTCCATCCTTTATCCAAACTTCGAAAGTTTGCCAGAAGAAGCTCAACAAATAATCGCAAATATGATGTTCAATCTTGGTCGCCCTAGACTTTCTAAGTTCAGAGGAATGAAGGCTGGTGTAGATGATCAAAACTGGGAAAGAGCTGCTGATGAAATGGTCGACTCACGTTGGTATCGCCAAGTCGGTGCTCGCGCCGAAAGATTAGTGGAGAGGATGCGTGCCATCGGCTAACACAGTATCAGGTCCAGTTCAGTCTCTCGATCCAGCTTGGCGCTGTTGGGAATATGATGGTGATGGGACTAAGATATACAAAGTGACTGAGGGTTATAATAAGAAAACCCCATACACTAAAAAACATTATTACAGTGTACATTTTTGGAAAGGAAGAGCAGGATAATTGAGCATGAAACTTGTGCTTCAGATTATGACGATGCCCAGCGATTGTAATCCGCAGGGTAAAATATTTGGTGGATTTATTATGAGTAAGATGGACCAAGCAGCAGGAACTATCTGTAAATCTTATGATTATGTCACGAAAGCTGCAAACGATATTATATTTCACGCACCAGTTGAAGTTGGCGATATCGTTCAATGCTATGCAGAAATAGAAAAGTCGGGTAGAACATCCCATAAAATAAAAGTCGACGTGCATGTCGATGACGAGTTTCACACCAAAGTTTGTGAGGGTGTGTACACGATGGTGCGCACCGACTCGCGAGGTCGACCAGTTCCACATTAAATATTACTATTTCAAGTCAATTTAAAAACAGTCACTATATAGTGTAAAACTGGGGGAACGCGAATGACTGATCTACCATCACTAATGTCTTTACACCACCATCCAGCATTTAAGATTATCGCTGGCTTGATTATATTTTATGTTGGACTTAAGATGTTCGCTGGTGGTATGAAGTCGCTCGGCAGTGTAGAACAGCTTGAACCATTTATAGGAAACCCATACTGGATGTTTCTCGGTGGTATTGTTTGCACCCTTATGTGGCAATCAAGCTCATTGTCAACAACAGCAATTGTAGGATTAGTTGCCAGTGGTTTCCTACCATTACCCTCTGCCATAGCAGCAGTGTTGGGTGCAAACATAGGAACGACAGGCACGATATGGTTGGCTGGATTATTTGTTTCCGATGGTTTACCCAAAGGCGAAACGCTAAGAATCGCAATGGCACATACAGGAGTCAATCTGTTCATGGCAATCTCTTTGCTACCATTCGTTCATCACATAGCAAGACTCTTATCTAAATTGTAATAAATAGATGCATGATAGAAGAAGACTTTCAAGCATGGCAAACATACCCAGAACACAGGTGGGTGTTCAACAAGCTGGAACTGGCGTTGCGTCTCGGATACGACGCTGGTCCAGCTTGTGTTCCAATAACGAAGTCGGGAAAGTATGTGGTTCGTCCGATTTACAATCTGTATGGCATGGGCATTGGTGCCAAAGTCATACACATAAACATAATGCAATCAAAGAGTATGGAAAATCATGCTCTTATTCCCCCTGGATATTTTTGGTGTGAGTTCTTTGATGGCGACCAATACAGTGTCGATTACAAAAGAACGAAGCAACCAAAGGGATCACGGTGGGCTTGGGAAGAAGTCGATACAGCAAGAGGCGAGCGTGATATCGATAATCTTACTAAGTTCAAATCGTGGGAAAAATGTGAAAACAGAAATATCATGCTACCAAACTTTCTTAACTACATTGATGGAGTTCCCGACTTGAATATAGAATGGATCGGTGATAAAGTTGTCGAAGTTCATCTAAGAACTGGTAACGATGTTTTTTGGGGGAAGGATGAAGGAGCGAAGGTGATACCTATTTGGGAGGGTGATAATATTGAACCAGATATACTGAACATAGCGCAAAACAAAATCGATGCTTCAGGATATCTTAAGGATGTGAGGACTGGCTACAAACTTGTGGATTAATCCATTGCTTCTTCCTTACAATAGGTTTATAATCTTATAATGTTCTATACTAATGCGACCTCTATCAAGAGTGATATTCTCGTGCGCGGATACAAAAACGGGAAAGCATTCAAGCGCAAAGTTAAATACAAACCAACTCTCTATGTGACATCACAAAATAGAGAGTCGGGGTGGTCAAACATTTATGGTCATCCCCTCGAGCCTATGAAGTTCGATAACTTATGGGACGCACGTGCGTTTATTAAGCAGCACAAAGATGTCGGTGGATTTGAAATATATGGTCTGCCTCGTTATGAATATGCCTTCTTGAATGAAGCGTTTCCTGATGATGTAATATTTGATCGCGAACAGATGCGTATCGTTAACATCGATATTGAGGTCGGATCAGAAAATGGTTTCCCCGATCCCGAAGATGCTGCCGAGCCTGTCACTGCTATCACTATGAAAGTTGGTAAATGGTTTACAGTTTTTGGGTGTGGTGATTACACACCAACTCGTAACGATGTGAAATATATCAAATGCGAAGACGAGCATGAGTTGCTTCATAGGTTCCTCGCTGATTGGGCAAGCCCACATCATCCTGACGTAATCACAGGCTGGAACACTTCGTTCTTTGACATACCATATCTTGTTCGTAGAATAACATCAGTGCTAGGATATGAGTTTGCTAAGAAATTATCGCCTTGGGGTTTGCTGACCGAAACCACTATCAAGATGCAAGGTAAGGAACAAATCAAAACATCAATCGCTGGTGTTACGAATCTTGATTACCTCGAGCTGTATAAGAAGTTCACATATTCACAGCAGGAATCTTATCGTCTCGATAACATTGCCCATGTTGAGCTGGGTGAAAACAAACTCGATTATTCTGAGTATGCGTCGCTTCATAGTTTATATCGTAACGACTATCAGAAGTTCATAGATTACAATATCAAAGACGTTGATTTGGTTGAAAAGATTGACGATAAGATGAAACTGATTGATATGGCTTTGACTCTTGCGTATGATGCCAAGGTGAATATACACGATGTCTTCACTCAGGTTCGCATGTGGGATGTTCTGATCCATAATCATTTATACAGTAAAAAGATTGCTGTTCCTATCGAGGGTGGCGGCAGCAAAGACGGTTCTTATGTCGGCGCGTATGTAAAGAAACCGAAGATTGGTATGCACAACTGGGTTCTATCATTCGATCTCAACTCGTTGTATCCGCATCTGATTATGCAGTATAATATTTCACCTGAGAAAAAAGATCAGAACAGAAAGACTAGCACCTCGGTTGACCGAATCTTATCTGGCGAAATTAATAAGATTGATGGATACAGTCTGACACCGAATGGCTGTTACTTCAAGAATGACAGCCAAGGATTTTTACCTGAGATGATGCAGCGTATGTATAGTGATCGTGTCGTCTACAAAGAAAAGATGATTGAAGCGCAAAAGGCGTATGAGAAAGAAAAAGATCCTGGCAAAAAATTACAATATAGCAAGGATATATCTCGTTATAAAAATATGCAGCTTGCGAGAAAAGTCCAGCTCAACTCAGCCTATGGTGCGATCGGTAATCAGTTCTTCAGATTCTTTGATCTGGATCAAGCAACAGCTATTACAACTGCTGGTCAGCTTTCGATCCGTTGGGCTGAGGAACGAATTAACAAATATCTAAATAAAACACTCAAGACGGGAAATGTCGACTATGTTATTGCTTCAGATACGGATTCATTATACATTGTTCTTGACAAACTTGTTAACAAAACTTTTGCGAAGAAGGGCAATCCTGACAAAAGTGCGGTGGTCTCTTTCCTTGACCGAGCAGCTCGAGAAGTCATTGAACCTGTTATTGATAAAATTTATTCAGATCTTGCTGAAAGTGTAGGTGCATTTGAACAGAAGATGGTTATGGCTAGAGAGGTCATAGCTGATAAAGGTATATGGACTGCGAAGAAAAGATACATTCTAAATGTGCATGACTCTGAGGGTGTGCGGTTTGAAAAACCTAAACTCAAGATGATGGGCATTGAGGCAGTCAAATCATCGACTCCCGAAACGTGTCGTGATGCTATTAAAAAGTCTCTCGAGCTTATCATGAACACCAACGAAAACACTGTTCAGGAATATATAAATGACTTCCGATCAGAGTTCAATAAGATGCCATTTGAAGATGTTGCCTTCCCTCGTGGAGTTAACAACTTGAATAAATATATGAGGAAGCAGAAATCAGTGCCGATACATGTGAGAGGCGCGTTGGTGTTTAATCAAACACTTCTAGATAAAGGTCTAGAAAAGAAGTATGAACTTATCAAAGAGGGCGAAAAGATCAAGTATTCTTATATGAGCCTTCCTAATCCAGTAAAGTCAAATGTGCTGGCAATACTTTCTAGTCTTCCTCCTGAGCTTGGATTGGAGCAATATATAAATTACAACCTCCAGTTCGACAAAGCATTCTTAGAACCGCTGCGTGCAGTTTTAGAAGTTATAGGATGGAACGAAGAAAAAAGTAACAGCATAGAGGACTTCTTTTAATGGCTGATATACCCGAGGAATATCTTTCATACGACTTTGGTTTTTCTGCAGTCGACGATCCTTATGAGGCTAAGGAGCAATCACAAGAAACAGTGACTGCTGCTGTATCAGAGGATGTCGAGAAAAAGCTAGATTTAATTGAGGAAAAGATTCAAGCACTCACTTCACTTATGTTTAGAATGGAAGAGGACGGTAATGAAAGAGTGTCAGAAGCGGAACTGCGTGATAAGGTTCGCAGACTTGAGGCAATCATAGTTCCTCTCCTCAACAATCTCCTGAAAACTGCAGATAAAGATTATATCCATTGGCCAAACCGTGGACCTGTAGTAGAGCAACAGCTTCAGAAAGTATTAGAAATCACCCGAGGATAAGATAGGTATGCTGCCGTCAAAAGCAGAAATCATGCAAGCACTTGAGTCGGTTCACGACCCACACGTGCCTGTTAGCTTGCACCGAATGGGAATGCTTCGCGAAATCGAAATAAGCCAAGACGGTGTTGTGAATATTCAGGTGTGTATTCCGTGCATGGGTTGTCCTGGCGTGGGTATGCTTCGTGAAAATATCCGTGAAGCAGTGCTCACACTCTCCGGCGTCACAGAGGTCAATGTCGAAGAGGGATGGCATTTACCGTGGACACGAGAGATGATTGAACCCGATGTTCAAGATATGATGCGGATTAATGGCATACAGGTTTGACGGAGAGGACTAGGATGGATAGACTTTTAATCTTTTCGGTTGGTATCGCGATATCGGTGGTGGCAGCTTGGTACTCCATTATCGGTTTGACTACAATATTTGCGGCTGCGTTCATACCGATTATAATTATGGGTTCGGTGTTAGAAGTTGGTAAGATTGTCACAGCTTCATATATGTTTCGAAACTGGAGCAACATACCCATACTGATGCGAGGATATTTTTCTTTCGCTATTATCATCCTAATGCTTATTACGAGTATGGGTATTTTCGGATATTTATCAAAGGCTCACATTGATCAGACATTAGGAAGTGGTGATAACACACTACAAATACAAATGCTTGATCAGCGCATACAGCGTCAGCAAAATAAACTAAATGATGCGAACCGTGTTATCGAACAACTCGATAAATCTGTCGAGACTTTGATTCAATATGATAGGATTCGTGGTCGGGATGGTGCGATAGCGGTTCGGAAATCACAAACCGAAGAACGCGCCAACCTCAACACCCTGATCGAATCTGCAGCGAATGAAATATCAAAACTCCGCGATAAGAAGCTGATTCTGAAAAAAGAACAGCTAAAATTTGAGGCAGAAGTTGGACCGATAAAATATATCGCCGATCTAATCTATGGTGATCAGGCTAAAGAAATGATTGATGAGGCAGTTCGTGGTGTCATAATATTACTGGTTATTGTGTTTGATCCACTCGCGATACTTTTGATTGTAGCAGCTGGTGGGATTGATGTCGCACCTAAACAACCGAAAAGAAAACTTAATTCTCCATTGCGAAACGGTAGAAATAAACGTAGAATAAGAAAAGGTACAGAGCGTTGGAAAGGTGATTCTGCCGAAATAGTTAGCGGTGAAGATTGGCATACCACCGAGAAGGTTACGATACAAAAAGAAAAATGATTGTTATAATTGATAACTTTTTCAGCAAGAGTAATCACGCTGAAATATTAGAACAGTATGAGTCTGATCAGTTTCCTAGCCATGATACATATTTCAGTCGCGGTCATCATATATTTGTTGAAGAAATTATAAAAGCCTCGCGCAAATATGTTGACTATGATGATCATGTTGGTTATGAAATGCATTTTAATGGTAGCATACTCAACCCTCACCGTGATAAAGATCAAAAATTATTTTGGGAAACTGAAGAACAAGTTTTCCCCCTGATAGGTTTAGTCTACTATATAAAAGCACCTACAGATGGAGGTAAACTTGTGTTCCCCGAGGACGGTGCTACGGTCACACCGAAAGAGAGGAGATTGATTATATTTGAGAGACACATGTTACATTATGTTATTGAGTTCAAGGGCGAAAGGGTTTCCCTTGGAATAAATCCTTGGGATCATGTCCCGACAGCATATAGGAGATAAGATGAGTGATTTTTTTCGTCAGATGGTAAAAGATATTGGTGATGTCGATACGCACATCGCCGAGGATGGTTTGCATTCTTCTGAGTTTTCAGGAGCGATCGATACAGGTTCGTACATTCTAAACGCAGCATTGACTGGCAGTTTGTATGGTGGCGCACCCAACAATAAGATTACTGCGTTTGCTGGTGAGTCGACAACTGGTAAGACTTTTTTCGTTTTAGGTATTGTTCGTCAGTTTCTAATCGATAATCCTGAGGGTGGTGTTTTCTATTATGACACTGAGGCAGCTGTTACAAAAGATATGATGAACGACCGAGGTATCGATACCAGTCGTGTTATCGTATCTGAGCAAACTACAGTTCAGAGTTTCAGAACTCATGTTATGCGCACACTCGATCGATATCTAGAATCAGATGAGCGACCACCTATCCTATTCGTGCTAGACTCGCTCGGTCAGCTTTCGACTGAGAAAGAAGTTTCGGATATCGCCGACGGTAAAGATACACGCGATATGACTCGTGCTCAGTTGTTGCGCGGAACGTTCCGTGCGCTATCACTTAAACTTGCTAAAGCTCGTGCACCTATGCTAGTGACTAATCATGTGTTTGATGTGATTGGTTCTTACATGCCTACAAAAGATATGGGTGGTGGTGCAGGTCTGAAGTATGCAGCATCTCAGATTGTTTTCCTATCTAAGAAAAAAGATAAAGATGGGACTGACGTTGTCGGTAATATTATTCACTGCCGTATGAATAAGAGTCGGTTCACCAAAGAAAATAAAATGGTTGATGTACGTCTTTCGTATGACGAAGGTTTGGATCGTTACTATGGTTTGCTCGAACTTGCTGAAAAATATCAGATCATTAAGAAGGTAAGCACTCGCTATGAACTTCCTGATGGCACTAAATTGTTCGGCAAGCAAATCATGAAGGATCCCGAAAAGTATTTTACCGAGGATATCATGCATCAATTAGAGCTGGCTGCTGAAACTGAATTTAAATATGGAAAGGTTGGGATCGATGAAGTCGACGACACCCAGGAAAGTGAACTACAAGATTCGTGATGAAGACTCAGATGGACTCGCGGTTATTGAAATATTGGAGGATCCGTTCAGAGGCACTAAATTTCATTTTGGTGAGGTTGGTTCGTTTGATACCGAAACGGAAGAAGTCGGAGTGAAATTTCAGTTTACCATAGACGAAGGAGATGATACACTAGAGAAAGATCCAAAGTTTCAAGAAGTGGTTGCCCATATACTTTACAGCATTGTGACGGATAATGAGAATAGAACAAACGATTCTACGACACTTAGTTCATAAAGAAAATTTTGCTAGAAAGGCACTCCCGTTTTTACGCGATGAGTATTTTTCTGATTCGAGTGAGAGACTAATATATCATCGGATCAACGAGTTCGTTCAAAAATATAATGATATCCCCTCTCGCGAGGCACTTGAGATCGATCTCGAACAAATAAAAAATCTATCAGAGGATCAGTACGGTGGTTGTGTTGATATCATAAAATCTTTAGAGGAGCCTGAGCCTGTTGATGATCAATGGCTTATTGATGAAACAGAGAGGTTCTGTCAAGACCGAGCAATCTATAACGCTATCATGGACAGCATCGGTATCATCGATGGCAAAGACAAAGATAGAACTAAAGGTAGCATTCCAGAAATACTAACCTCTGCGCTGGCTGTTTCTTTTGACAGCCATATCGGTCATGACTTTCTCGAAGATTATGAGGATCGGTTTGATTTTTATCACAGGGTTGAGGAACGCATTCCTTTCGATCTTGAGATGCTCAATACAATCACACGTGGTGGTCTTCCACGTAAATCTCTCAATATTATCCTAGCTGGCACAGGTGTCGGTAAAACACTGGCGATGTGTCATATGGCTGCATCCAATCTTGTGCTCGGTAAGAATGTATTGTACATTACTATGGAGATGGCTGAAGAAAAGATCGCTGAGAGAATCGATGCGAATCTTCTTAATGTTGCGGTTGATGAGCTAGCACAGTTGCCGAAAGATAGTTATGAAAAGAAAGTTGAGCGTGTTCGTAATAAGACAGTCGGTAAACTGATTATCAAAGAGTTTCCTACTGCCTCAGCGCATGTGGGTCATCTCAGACATCTGCTCAACGAGCTTCAACTCAAGCGATCGTTCGTTCCTGATATTATCTACATCGACTATCTAAATATTTGTTTATCGGCTCGGATCAAAGCAGGTGCGAATGTTAACAGCTACACGTATGTCAAAGCGATCGCCGAAGAACTACGTGGCTTGGCTGTTGAAAAAAATCTACCAATCGTATCGGCAACTCAAACAACTCGTACAGGTTACAGCAACTCAGATCCTGGTCTCGAGGATACCTCCGAGTCTTTCGGTTTGCCAGCGACCGCTGACTTCATGATTGCGTTAGTTTCTTCGGACCAGCTATCAGATCTCAATCAGATCATGATCAAGCAACTTAAAAACCGCTACAATGATCCAACAATAAATAGAAGGTTCGTAGTTGGAGTTGATCGCGCTAAAATGAGGATGTATGATTTAGATGATTCGGCTCAGTCAACGTCTGAGGATAAACCATTGATGGATACAACATCATTCGGTCAGCGAGCAGAAGAAGATGATAATATGAAGTGGATGACGAAAGTTGCAGGAAGAAAGGATTTTAGTAAGTTAAGAGCATGAAGATACAAGAAGCAATTGAAGATTTATTAGAAATGGAAGTTGACGATCGCGAAAGATTTCTCATGACATGTAAACTAGAAGCCTGCTCAGGTCACAATGATGGTTGGGTCATGGGACATTATCAAACATATTTAGATGCAGCAAAACATTTAGAGGATGCAAAATAATTATGGGCAAAACGTATCGCCGCACAAAGAACGTGTGGGAAGATGGAGACACTCGTGAAAGACGCAGCAAAAAGAAAGCAAAGAAGAAGCTCAAGTTGGCTGAACGACGTAGTAATAACAAACATCAAGTCTTTGACACATACGCAAGTTCCAGAGATAACAGTCCGCGGAAGCAATTTTAAAACTAGGAAAAAAGTTTTAATTGCTGCAGTTTGGATGCTCTATGATCAGCTTGGTAATAGAGTCGCACCGAATATCACATTAGAAATTGATCTAATCAAATTACTCATACATGATGAAGCAGTTTTCGGTGATTGTTTCGCTGCAGACAGTATGAGATACAACAGACCAAGATACTTTCAAATCAGATTGGATGCAGGTTTAAAACTGCCAGTTCTTCTTGAAACATTAGCGCACGAAATAGTTCATCTCAGGCAATACGCTAAAGATCAGCTGTATGAATATAGAAACGGCGACAGCCGATACGCTGGTAAACGATACCCAAAAAATAGTGAAGATCTACCATGGGAAGATGAAGCTCATGCACTGGAGCAGCACATTTATCACAGATACACCTCTCAATTATAAATAGGGAGAAGAGGAGATGGTAAATGGCAACTCTCGCTTATGGAGATTTATTAAAGCGCGATAATGTTTCCGTGTTTACGAACAGGCTTGCAGGTAAAGGTGCATTCCAATTAAGAGATGAAAAGTCACCTCCTATAAATGCGACAGGTCGTGTCACTGTAACTCAAAATAATAAAGTTTCAATGTTTGATGGAAACTTTACAGAGGGTTCCCTGAGAGCATTTTTAGAAACTAAGTCTGGATCTGATAACTTCGAAATTGAACTCATGGAGGGCAGCTCACGCAGATTCCATAGAATTACAAAAATTTATAAAGATAGAGAGTTCGGTGGTGTAGCATCAAAAGCTGGTGGACAAGGTTCCGAACGGCAAGAAAGCGGATTGGTTCAGGCAATAAATGAGGCAGTTGCCAGACACGAAAAGGCAACTGTTCCAGGAATAAGTGGAACTCTCAAATCTGCATACAAAAAAGAGGGTTTGAGCGCAATAGGTAAAGAACCATATATCGATATCATAGTTGAAACTGAGAGAAATAAATTTGGTGTTTCATGCAAAGATGAGTCGGCACCCTCACTAGCCGGAGGTGGTGTCGCAGGAATTAAACTGGTTGCCCCCGATTTAATTCCGAAAGTTTACGCAGCTATCGAGCGATATCTCAGATCTACAATGCGATTAAAACAAAACGATGTGGTTCCTGCTGAAAGTATCCCCGATTTTTTTATACTGATCCCAGACAGATATGTAGAAATTATACTTCGCGGAACCGCTCGCATGGGTGGACCTGTTTCTCATATGTACATTGGTAAGATGGACGTTGTGTCTGATTCAAAGAGAGAAAAACTTGTATTGAATGGTAAGTTCTTCACGATAAAAGAATACATGTCAAAGATAGGAAAGTTTTATTTCCGCGTTAGAAAAAGAGATATCGATCCGACTAATACTGTTCAAATTGATTATATGAGAATGACTACAGAGGGATTCAAAGTGCTGATGAAAGCACCCTCAACTAACAAAAATAATGTCAGGATCGTGATAACAGATAAGGTTCCGACTACAGGAAAAATTTTAAAGATTACATAAAATCCCTTTGGTATGGGTCATAGATAAGGTATAATAAGTCAATGCTTAAACTTCAAAGCTATCTCACCGAGCAAAAGAATGTTCATATGGAGCACCTCGAAGATTTGGTGCTTAATAAAGGTATCGTCGGTGCACGTGAAATATTTGCATTCCTGACCTCACTTGGTGAGATGCTTGGTGGTAATAGCAAAAGCAGTATGAAAGCCACTGTCAAGTGGGATGGCGCACCTGCTATCTTCATGGGTGTTGATCCTGCTGACGGGAAGTTCTTCATTGCGAAGAAGGGTCTCTTCAACAAGAATCCTAAAATGTACAAAACGAACGCTGAGATTGACGCCGATATATCTGGCTCTCTCAATGCAAAGTTCAAGATCGCTCTCACTGAGTTTGCGAAACTTGGGCTGAAGAAAGGTGTCGTTCAGGGTGATATGATGTTCACCAGCGGTGATGTAAAAACCGAAACGATCGAGGGTAGAAAATATTACACGTTTCAGCCTAACACGATTGTATATGCAGTTCCTACCAATACACCTCTGGGTCGTCAGATCAAACGATCAAAGATTGGTGTGATATGGCACACAACATATGATGGAAAAGATATACAATCAATGCGTGCATCGTTCGGTAAAGGTATCACTCGCCGAATGAAAAAGAGCAGCTCAGTTTGGATGGACGATGCAACCTATCGCGATGTATCTGGTCAGGCGACTATGACTGCAGCCGAAACCAAAGAGTTCCGTGGTCACGTTTCTGCGGCTGGGAAATTACTTCGAACGATTCCTACTAAAGCACTAGCGACGATAGCGGATAACGAACAGCTCTTGATGATGGTCAAGACATACAACAATACAAAGGTTCGAGCTGGTGAACCCATAAAAAATACAACTGCCCATGCTCGTGGTCTGATCACCTATCTCGACGCTAAGTTCAAAGCAGAGGAAGACAAACGTAAAACTGAAAAAGGTAAGCAAGGTGTTCGTGATAGAAAGAAAGAAGTTATGGGACCTTTGCTGACTGTTCCTGTATCCCAGCTCGCTGCGATATTTGATTTCATGAATACCATTGTAGACGCTAAAGCAATCGTCATTCGTAAAATGAATCAGGCGGCATCGGTCGGTACATTTCTAAGAACGAAAAAGGGATTTAGAGTTACAGCACCTGAAGGCTATGTCGCTATCGATAAATCTAAAGGGGGAGCAGTAAAGCTGGTCGACCGACTAGAGTTCAGTCGAGCGAACTTTTCTGACGATGTTCTTAAGGGATGGTAGAAAAGATAAAGAGCGGCGACAGATATATTGTGATGGTGAACGGTAAAATAATGTTTCATGGCAGTACCGAAAATGCTGCTAAGTTTGCGAAAAGTATAAATATGAGGATAGATAACCTCAAAACGGAGAGAAAAGATGCCCTATCAAATTCTAACACCTGAAGGTTGGAAAAATATTCTACCCGAGCATAAAGGTGACAAACCTCACAAACATCCTCATGAGGAAAAAACTGAGGCAGAAAACCCTGCGAACTCTTGGCATCTTTGTGCTAAGAATGTAGTTCACGAGGAGTGGGGCGAGGGTGTTTGTGTCCCCGAACTTCATGCCGATCCTGACCAAGAAGGTAATGTTGCTTGGTACGACGTTGTGTTCGAGCATGGTTTGGAAAGAAAGGTAATGATCGAGAAGCTACAAGTTACGAAAGCTGAGGATCATATGCATAAGGGCAAAAAAGAAAAGAAATAATGCGATAAGCCCAAGGGAAACTCGCATAGCAGTAAGTCTAAGGAAAACCTGCGATGAAGAAAGCAACGATAACATTTGGTAGGATGAATCCTCCTACCGTCGGGCATGAAAAGCTCGTTAACAAGGTTATCGCAGTTGCACGCACAAAACGATCAGAACCTCGTGTATATCTTTCCCATACGCAAAATCCTAAGAAAGATCCCTTAAAGTATTCTCAGAAAATAAAAAATGCACGCGCTGCATTCGGCAACGTCGTGAAGCAATCAAACATAAAGAACATCGTTGGAATTATGCAGTCTTTGGAAAAAGAGGGCATAGAAGAGGTCACGATGGTTGTCGGTTCTGATCGTGTATCTAACTTCAGAACCTTCCTAAACAAGTACAACGGCAAAGATTATAACTTCAAAAAAATTACAGTGGTATCAGCTGGCACTCGTGATCCCGATGATGCTGGTGTTGCTGGAATGAGTGGAACTAAAATGCGTCAGTTGGCTGCAACTGGTAAAGAAAAAGAGTTCGCCGACGGTGCTCCCTCAGGATTATCTGTAGCACAAAAGAAAACACTCTACAAAGATGTGAGAAAAGGAATGAACATACGAGAAGAAGTAGAACTGCTCGAGGCAGAGTTCAAAGATAAGGATCTTGAAAATTATATCAAGAGAGCGCAATATCAAGATTTCGAACCCACAGTCGATGATGTTGTTTTAGCTAAACATATCTTTCAACAAGACGACGATGAACTCGAGGAAGACGAAGAGGAATTAAACGAGAGAAAGCCACTCACGTTTCAGCAGAGACAAAAAATAGCAATCCGCATGAAGCGACTCGCTCCAAGAATGAAGCGTCTTCGAGCTATTAAGAAAAAACGTATGGCAACTCCCGATCGTCTTAAATATCGTGCGCGCAAAGCTGCTTTGAATATCCTTCGTCGCCGAGCTGCTGGCTCTCGTGGTGCGAAGTATGCATCTCTGAGCCGAACCGATAAAATTAATATCGACAGACAACTCAATAACAGGTACAAAGGTCCAGCACTTCGTAAGATAGTCGATCGTTTTTCTAAACGTATGTTGCCAATGATTAGGAAAAAAGAGATGGAACGTCTGAAAAAAGCAAGGTCAGCTAAGAAAGAAGAAATCGATATTCGATTTGAAACTTTTTTATCTGAAGAAACTTATAAGGGTGTTGATATAGGCAACTGGGTATATGAGGGTCCGAAAGATTTTGTTAAGAAACTGATTGATGAGTTCGGCAAGCCAGACTATATTGAAAAGAATCCAGAAAGTGGAGAGGCATACTCTGCTGTGTTCAAGAACATAGATGGTTTCGATTTCGTTCGTATAGTAGATTCAAACACTAATAAGCTGCACCCATATCCTGCAAAAATATATGTAGAGGGTGGTTTATATTTTAAAGTTCCACAAGAAATGGTTGGAAAGTTGAAGGAGGCATCCCCAACAATTATAATCGATGAACTGAACGGATTTGTTATAGGAAAATGTGCGAGCTTGACCATATGTGCCGCAACGTTGCAATTTGTTATCGATGCTGTCAACGGTGACGCACCTGCGACAAGGGAAGAGTATGATAAGAGACTTCGAAAAATTATCGATGATGGTAAGACTGATCCAGAAATACCATGGTGGGAAAATAAACTAAATGAATCGGTGATACTCGAAAGAGAAGACAGCGATATCGGCGATCGTAAAGGGAAACAACCAGCGCAGTATCACAGTGGCTTGAAAGTTTCAACAAAGAAAAAAAGAGACACTCAGTTTCAACGTCAGGCTAAAATGAAAGACGATGACCCACGTGCATATAAGAAGGCTCCTGGTGACTCCGCTAAAACTAAACCATCACAATATACAACGAGGTACAAGCAAATGTATGGAGAGGATATCGATAAGGAGTTCGAAACATTCCTTGAGCAATCATCTGCGCTTGATAGACTAAAGAAGTTCGATAAGTCGCGAGAGGCTGCAGGGAAAAAACCAATCTTCACTCCAAGTAAACCAACCAGCTTCGTAAGGATGAAAAAAGCTGGACAAATGACTATAATGAATGTTCCGAGTGATGAGGTTGGTAAATACAAGGCGAAAGGTTACTATACGATAGAAAGTATTGATGAAGAGTTTGAAAACTTTTTAGAATACACAGTAACTCCATCGAGTCATTTAGCACCAACCTCTGCACCAAGGGATATCATTCCTTCGGTATTTGCTTCCGATGATGAGGATCCAAGTGACAGAGCTTCACGAAAGAGTAAAGTCGATATCCTGTTGCGTCTAGGCTTAGTGCCGAAAGATGAAATACAAAAGTATCGACGTGCGCTTCGTAACAGAGATAGTGCTCTCAAAAATCCTGATTTGCGGAAAAAGTTGGATAATTTGCTTGATAAGCTGCTTGACTTTTCTACCAGTGATTCTGCTGTTTATCAGAAACTTCGCAGGTCAGTAACTCAAGAAGATGCAGCTCTTATGAAAAAACATGATAATGAAAGAGAGCGGCTGAAACTTCGCCAAGCTCGTGAGAGAGGTGCTGCTAAGGTTCGTGCGATTCGTCGCGATAATTTGAAAGATGAGGTTGAACTCGATGAGAAAGCTCTGAAGGGTTTACAAAACAAAGCTGAGAAATCTGGTATCCCATATGGTATCTTGAAACAAGTTTACAACCGAGGTATGGCTGCTTGGAAAACAGGTCATCGTCCTGGAGCAAGTCAGCAACAATGGGCGTATGCTCGCGTGAACTCTTTCATCACAGGCGGTAAAACTAGAACGACTGCTGATAAAGATCTTTGGGCAAAGGCAAGCGCAGCTCGAGCTAGAAAGAAAAAATAATGCTTTCGTTCGTTTCATTCATAGAGTTAACAGAAGAGCCGAGGGTTCCTAGGAAGCCTGGACAACCAGCTGGCTCAGACAAACACTCTGATTTGTATACGGACGAAAATCCAAAGGGAACTATCAAGGGGTTGAAGTTTGCGACAACAGCTGATGCGAAAGCGAGTGTAGCTAAGATCAAAAAATCAGGTCGATCTCATGCTCATAAAATACAGGCAGCGATAGCCATGGAGCAGAGAGCTAGAGTCATGGGTAAAACTGCAGCTGCAAACGTGTATCGCGCATACATAAATAAGATGAAGAAGAAAACGAAAGAGATGCGAGATGGGTAAAAAGTTGAAATCGTTCAAGCAATACAGCAGCAGCGAGATGGGTATAGGTTCTGATGAACTAGCCAACAAATATAAACGCGACACTCCTGGTCAGGAAGAGGGTCATGCTGTTACTTCTTTTTCGGCAGATAAACCTGAGCTTTCGCCAACTGCTAGAGAGTCGGGGATATACACCGCTAATGAAGCTGGACCTTGCTGGGATGGTTATAAGCAACTCGGTATGAAGAAAGGTAAGAGCGGAAAACCTGTGCCAAACTGTGTGAAAGAATCACAGCCCAATAAATTTGATTCAAGCACTGTTCTTATTTTCCGTAGGAATCCAAACACAGGTGAAATGAAAGAAATGCGCATCGATAAAATAAAAGTCAACGAATATCTATCGAGAGGATGGACAAGGAAATGAAAACCTTCAGGCAGTATGTTTTAGAACAAGCAGAGCCTTGTTGTGAAGATTGTGCTGATGATGATGTGATCGAAGAGGCTGAGTATCAGGGTCGGAAAGTAAATCTTAACAACCCAACTCGCTCCGATAATCCTAAGTCTAAGCGCATGGTTTACGTGCGCAATGATAAGGGGAATGTCGTTAAAGTTTACTTTGGTGATCCTAATCTCGAAATCAAGCGCGACGATCCTGCTCGTCGTAAAAATTTTAGAGCACGTCACAACTGCGATAACCCTGGACCAAAATACAAAGCACGTTATTGGTCTTGCAAATTTTGGGAGAAAGGCAAGTCGGTTACCGATTTGATGAAAGGCTGATGTACAAATCACTAGAAACTACAATCAAAGAATTAAATCTCAAAGAAGATGGACACGATGATGTCGCTTCTATGAAAAATAAAGTTGAGATCGGCTTGAAGGCTTTTGAAAAAATGAAAGCTGCATTAGATAAGTTGCCTGATGAGGGTAGCATTCCTACATGGTGGACTAATAAAGTCGCAACGGCTGTTGCTCGCATCGACGATATGTCAGATTACCTAGATACGAAAATGAATGGAGAGAAAGATGAGGAATAACAAAGATTTCGGTTTGCCTGACAGCTTACTCGATGCTGTTCGTCAGGTCGTAGAAAAGAAACTGGATCCGGTTGATCCTAAAGAACTCAAAGGGAAACACGCGGATCGCAAGGATAAAGATATCGATAACGATGGTGATGTAGATTCTACTGATAAGTTTTTACATCGACGTCGGAAAGCAATTACGAAAGCCATAGCGAAAGAAGCAAAACAGAAGCCATATGTTTCATCGGACCGCGATGGTTTCCACGTTATGAATGGTTCTGGAAAAATCGCAAAAAGTTTCAAGGATAGTAGATCAGCTCAGGATTATTTGAAAAAGAACTTCAATAAATTGATGATGGAAGGTGTGAATGAGGGTTACGAAGATACAGTCATGAAAGCTCTCAAGAAAAAACGCATCGATGGTCGTTTCGACAAGGGCGATCTCTTTGTAAGCAAGCGTGATGTAAAGGCTGCAAGAGATGCGCTCAAAAGAGACTTCAATATCAAACAGCTTCCAAAAATTGTAGGCGAAGATGATGCTTTGATTGGAGTTGCAAAAAAGCTGAAGAAAGCCAGTCAGGCGCATGCTGGTCAAGCAGATAAAATTATGAAACATGTCAAAGATATGGGTGAGG